CACAATCTTATTTCTCCATTACTTTCAATGAAGGTTACAAGATACTCAATGCAAGGTTCATCTGCTTATGGCGAAGTATTTGATACTGCCGAAGATGAATTTAAGTGCAGAATAGAACCATCTAAAAGAAGAATCTCCACAGATACTGGAGATGAAAAAATAACAAGCGCTAGATTATTTTGTAAAGGTACACAAGATATAAACGTTGGCGACAAGATAGTTTGGGATGATGGAGATGAAGGCGCAATTACTTACTACGTTATAGGCGTAGATACAATCATGGGATTTAATCATATATCACACAAAGAAGTTGATTTGGATTTAGATTCTAATGGCTAAGTATTACAACGTTAAGTGGTTCGGAGATGATGTGCGTAAAAAGGTTATGACTGCACAAGAAAAAGCAATAACATTAGGATTAGAATTTGTAAAACAAGAATCAGTAAAGGTAGTTCCAAAAGATACTGGTATGTTGGAGAAATCCGCTGGAGTTAAACTTGTAGAAGATGGCGGTAAGAAATCTGGTTATGTTTACTACGATACACCTTATGCAATTAAACAACACGAAGAATTAGGTTATAGACACGCTGAAGGTCGTATCGCTAAGTATTTAGAATTACCATTACAACAAAACGCAAATAAAGCTTTAGAGATAATGCAAAAAGTAATTAAAGGACAAATTAAGTAATGTTAGCAAGTGAAGTAGCAGAGTGGATAGGCGACAATATAACAAGTTGTAGTTTTGATACTACTGGCGTATCTGGTAATGTTTTTATTTCAGTTATGCCACAAAGTCCAGACACAGTCGTTATGGTTAGCGAATATGGCGGTACTGGAGATGACAAGAATCCATTTAGCGATATAAATGTTCAATGTAGAGTGCGTGGTACTAAAGACCCAAGAGTAAGTTATAACATAGCAAAAGAAATCTATGATGAATTGTTAGGACTTACAAATACTACGCTAATATCTAGTGGTAGTCGTGTTATAAAAGTTATTGCGCAGAACACACCGATTGATATTGGTCGTGATGACAATGGCAGGCACGAGTGGACAGTCAATTTTCAAATTGAAGTCTATGATGAAGGTAGTAACAGAAGTTACAATTAGTAAATAGGAGAGAATAGATGGCAAATGCAAAAGTAGCAGCTAAAACTGCTTCATGGGAAGCATCCACAGATGGTGGTTCAACTTATACCAGCATTAATGGTATAACAGACTTCTCAATGTCTAACAGTCCAACTGATGCTGATGTAACTGATTTTGGTAGCGGAACTGCAACCGAGCATAAAGTAATTAGAAGAGCTATTGAGTTTTCACTCAATGGATTCTGGCTAGAAGATGATAGCACAGGCGCTATAGATGCTGGTCAAGAAATTCTTTATGATAATGGTAAAGCAGATGCCGCAATCGATTTCAAGTTAACAACAGATGGTGGTTCAACTATTGAATTTTCTGGCACATGTGTATTCACACTTGCTGGAGATGTCAATAACGTTATGACATGGAGTGCTACTATCAGAGCAACTGGCGCAGTAACATATACTGACATCTAGTAGTTAGGTAGTAAATATGAGTGGCGAGTTTAAAGACTTCGATGCTGCATGGGCAGAGAAGCAAGAAGAACCAATACAATATAAAATATTTGGTAAAACTTATGATGTACCAGCGACTATTTCTGCTGCGTTCATGTTGGAGATTACAAAGATTTCTAGCGGTAAAGGCGCAGAAGAACAACTCAATGCTGCTGACATAGGCGGATTATTAAACGCATTATTCGGAAAGCAAGTTGTAGAGGACTGGCTTAGTAAAGGGATGACATTACCACAACTTAATGATGTACTACAAGATATTCTTGAAAAGTATGGATTGACTGGCGGTGGTGTTGACCCAAAAGCGAAAGCGCAGCAGAAAGACAAATCCGACAAGGACAAGTAAAAAAGTTTTTTAAAAACTGGAACTTAATCGAAGCTGATTTTCAAAGAGAATACAGAATAGATTTAATGTCGGAACTAAAAGCTGGCATGTCATGGCGTAGGTTCATTTTGTTATATAATTGTTTAAGCAGCGCAAGCGTAACAGTAGAATTGCATAAGTATGAACAACAGAAAGTACAAAGTGGACAGACAGAAATTACATCAAGTAAGCAACTGGATAGATTCCTTAAACAACAGTTTGGGGATTAGTTAATGGCTTTAACAGTTGGCGAACTTAACGCAATCCTAACAGTCGATGATAGGGGATTTGATGCTGCACTTAAAGAAGCAAAAAAGAACCTAGAAAAAGCTGCCGCTAGTGCAGATGACTTCGGAGATGAAACTAAACAATCTTTTGACAAAGCAACTAAAGCTATAGATAAAACTGGCGATGAAGCTAAGAAAACTAAAAAAGATTTAGATAGTGGCGCTAGTTCAGTAAACAAATTCGGTCAAACCATAGGTAGAGCTTTTAAAGTAGCAGCAGTCGTTGCAGTAGGTAAAGCAGTAGCTGATGTAACTATGGAAATGGCTAATCTTGCATTAGAAGCGCAAGAATCCGCAGCTGCTTTTGAAATTACTTTTGGTGGCGCAACACAAGAAGTTACACGTTATGTAAATCAGATGGCACATGCTTTTGGTATGACAAGAGCAGAGATGCAACAACAGATGGCGGTAACTGGTTCTATTATTCAAGGTATGGGCTTCACTTCAGATGCTGCTGCCGAGATGTCCACAAACATTTTAGGTCTATCTGGCGACCTTGCTGCATTTATGAATATTCAAGAAGGTGCAGTAGTTCCAGCACAAGCTATAACTAAAGCTTTAACAGGAGAGCGTGAAATGCTTAAAAGTATGGGTATCGTTCTTCGACAAACTGAAATAGAACAAAAAGCGATGAATATGACTAACAAATCCGCAGCAGGATTGTTAACAGACCAAGAGAGAGCTGCCGCATCTTTAGTTCTTATTGAAGAGAAGATGGGTCATATAAAAGGACAGTTAGGTCGAGAAGCTGCTGGTGCTGCAAACCAGATGCGTATGTTAAGAGCTGAATTTAAAGAAGCTAAAACAGAAGTAGGCGCATCATTACTTCCATTATTTTCAGAATTAATACCAACAGTTAGAGCTTTAATACCAGCATTTAGTCAAGTCATGGGTTCATTAGCTGATACAGTATCAGTTATTCTGACCGCAGTTATGCCAGCAATAAGACCATTAAAGGATATCATCGATGCGTTAGTTCCTATAGTACAACTTGTTGCTAATGTATTCGCAGGTGCATTATCTGCATCATTAAAAGGTGTAATTGCAATACTTGATGTAACACTTATACCATTATTAAATGCGTTAGCTGGTGCAGCTGAATTTGTAATGAACGCTTTTGGTATATTGACACAAGAACAAGAATCATATTTACGTTCTGCTAAAACTGGTGCAGGAATTATATTTAGATTAAACGAAGCTATAGAAGCTGGCGCTGACCCACAAGAAGCATTTAATACTGCATTATCTGAAGCTAATGATTTAGGAATAGATAACGCACAAATAATGGATGATGCGACACAAGCTGCTTTTGGATTTAGTAGAGCTAAGCAAGATGAAATAAAAGAATTAATTGCAGCTAAAAAAGCACAGATAGAAAACTTAGAAGCGCAAAAATCTGCAAGCTATCAAACCTACAATTTAGAAACTGGTATAAACAGACTTAATGAAGAAATAAACGATTTAGAAGGAGAACTTACTTCAAACATTTATAAAATGTACACTTATGAAAATGCAACTGGTGCTGCTGCTGGTGGTACAGATGGATTTACAGAATCTACAGAAGAAAACTCCGATGCTTTATCAGAAAACTCAATTAAATTAGATGAGAATACACAAAAGAGATTAAACGCTAATGCAATAGCTAATGAAAGTATTGCTGCGATGTTAGGTTTAGTAAACGCAATACAAAACGTTATGGAGATTGAAGGCAGACAAGCTGCTGAACAAGAGAAGCTAAATAAGCTTTATGCTAAACGTGCTGAATTACAAAAGATTATAAACGAAGAAGCTGGTAAAGGCGAAGTTCAGACCGCAGTAGAGTTAGCGCAAATATCTAAACTAAAAAAAGAAGAAGAAGCTTTATTACAACAACAACAAAATGGTTTAAATCTTAAATTAGAAATAGCTGCCGCAGAATTAGATTTAGCTGATGCCGAAGCAGAGAGAGATGAAAAAGGCGAAGAAGCTGATGCCAGAGATAGACTTCGTGTTAAGCAGCAGCAGTTAAGAGTTCAAGAATTAAGAAATAGACAAGCAACTTCTAAAGATGTAACAATAGAACTTGCTAACGTACAACAGAATTTAGCAGATGCAATAGCTAACTCAACTATGGCAACACGTGCTTATATGCAAGCATCAGAACAGATGAAGAAACTAGATGCAGAAATAGCAACTCAAACAGTAGCTAGAAATGAAGCTGCAATCGATACAGATGCAGAACGACTTGAATTAACTGAAGCTAGATTAAGTATGGAAGCTGCATTACTTACTGCACAAGACAGAGGAGTAATGGATGAAGCAAGGTCAACACTTAAACGAGTAATGGGATTAAACAATTCTGAAATTAATGCTTTATTTAGTGCGATGGGATTAGATTTATCTGCTTTTGATAGATTTGGTACATATAGTCAATCAGATGCTTTTAAAACACAAGTAGAACAAATGGCTAATAAAGATACAGACAAAGACTCTTCTTCTGGCGCTGGTAATAGAGCAGAACCACCAGAAACTAAAATACTTGCAACAACTGGTGGCGCATCATTAAGTAAAGGTATGGCACAAGTTAATGGTATTAATCTAACATCATTAGAAAATGTAGCTTTATCTGATAGTGCAAAGAACTTATTACCTATGTTAGATTTAGCAGACCAA